GCCGGTCGGATCGGTCTGGAGTCCGAACACCGCCCGCGAGGCTTCCAGGTTGGCGAAGTTCAGGGCGCTGGAGGCGCAGAGGTTCTTGCCCATGAGGTTGCCGGCCGTGGTGATGGCGGCGGCGAAGAAGGCCGTGCTCCAGTCGCTCTGCATGTTGTTGAGCAGCGTGGCGTACACGCTCTTAGCGATGGTGCGGCCGTGGCCGACGCCGATATGCGTGGGCACGGTCGAGAGGGCCGACAGGTCATCGTTGATGATGGCCTCGCGCGTCATGGCCAGCATGATGGCGCGGGTCTTGGCCTGGATGGTGTAGCTCTGCTCCAGCAACTGGCCATGCTGGATTTCGCCGGTCGGTCCCAGGGGCTGGGTTTCGACCGAGCCCGTCAGGCGCACGCGGTAGTGAGGCTTGAAGTCCTGCACCGGGCCGCGCTTGACGAACTTCTGCCAGGCGATGGACTGCTCGTTGGAGTCGGCCATGTCGGGGTCAACCGACAGGTAGCCGTCCAGCAGGAACTTGTTCATCAAGTTCGAGAGGATCACCGGCAGTACCATCGTGGAGAACTCGGCCCGCAGGGCGCCGAAGAACTCCGACTGGTTGCTCTTGTCGGGCAACTGGACGCCGGCGAACTCGGCGGCCATCTTGAAGATCCCGATGGGGCCAAGCTGGCGGCCGAAGCGGTTGGAGAACCGGCGGTCCATGGCCGCGTTCACGACCTCGCTGCCGTAGCAGCCGTCCTTGGCCAGCTTCTCGCCGGAGTAGCCGGCGGAGATCAGGGCCTTGGCCTCGATCATGCGGGCCAGGCCGTCGCGGCGGATGTCGGATTCCATGTGCCGGCCGCCCGAGGAGGCTTCCAGCGTCAGGCCGGCCTTGATCTCCGGCATGGCGCCGGTGTTGATGTTGGGCAGGCCCTTATCAACGGCCTTCTTGGCCGCATCGCGCTCGGCGCGCATGACGGCCACTTCGGTTTTGTCGATGCCCCAGCCTTCCTCGATGGCCTGGGCGGCGATGGCCGGGAAGTCCTTGGCGGCGGCCTGGACGGCGCTGATGCGCTTCAGGTTGCCGGCCAGGGCGGCGTTCTGCGCCTTGATGGCGTCGGCCGGGTCGGTGACGGCCGCGGCCTTGATGACGGACGTCTCTTCGACCTTGGCCGGGGCCGGCTTGACGCCATTGAACTCGGCCTTGAACCGCGCCGTCTCAGCGTCGGTCAGCTTGGCGGGGTCGATGCTGGGGTATGTTGCCTTGATCCACGCGGTAAATTCCATGATCGTTTCTCCTGCCGCCGCAGCGGCCAGTTTTGCGCTGGTGGACGTGTCTGCCCCCAGCGGCACGAGTGCAATGTGATCGACCGTGACCGCCCGCGCGACCACGCACGGGCCGGATACCTCGCGGCCGTTGACTTTGGCGGTGACATTTTCGGGAATGAAGTCCACTTTGGAGGGCTGGGCGTTGATGGACGCCTGCCATTTGAAGCCGTTGGCGGCATGAAGCTGGGCCTGTTTGCACAGGTCTGATTCGCCAGTGATCGTGCCGCTGGCGGTGATCTGGCCGCTGGCCTGGTCAACCGAGAATTCGTCCGTCTGCCCAAACAATTGGTTGATGCGGTCAGAGGGCTTGCCGTAATCCTCGGCGTGGAAAACATAGATGGGCAGGTTGGCGGCGGCCGCTTTTACTCCCGTGGCATCCACCACCACCGGGAATCGCCAGCCGACCAGTTTCATGGGGCCGCCGTTGTACGCCGACAAGTTGAAGCGCGGCACCGGCGGCTTGTCGCCCTTGCCGCCGGCCGAATGGCCGCTGCTGCTGGCGGGCTTGTCCTTGCCGCCGGCGGCGTCGGGCATGTCGAGCTTGGCGGCGGGATTTGGGTTTTCGGGCGCGGCGACGGCGACGATGGAGAAGTCGGCCGGCCAGGTGGCGATGACGCCGATGGGCGCGTCGGCCTGGGCCGTGATCCACTGTTTCAGATGTCGCTTCTTGCCATGACTCATATACATCTCCGTGAATCCAGCAAAAAAGCCCCGCAATGCCGTGTTGAGCATTGCGGGGCTTTTGGTTCCGCTGAACACCCGACCAGGTAATTACTCCGGTCGGCTGCTGGACTTATTCAGTTGTTTTGATGTTACGCGGCGGCTTCTGCCGTCGCCTTCTTCAACGCCCGCTGGCCGGGCTTCTTCACGCCGCCCTTGCCCGGCTCGGGAACTGCCGTACTTCCGCTTTCGTCGGCGGCGGCGTCCACCGGCTCTACGCCGCGGGTGGCGAACATCTTATTACGCAGGAGCTCCTGGTACTGCTCAACCGCCGTGCCCTCGGGGCCATCGACCAGGCCCAGCGAACGGGCGGCGGCCTTGAATGCCCGAATCCAGTTCTGGCCCTTGCTCTCATAGATGGCTGGGATTGTGGTGACGCCGTTGGCCAGGTCAGTCGAGCGGGCGGCGGCCAGCTTCAACGGGTCGCCCAGTTCGTTCGAATCCCAATACCAGCTATGCTCGATGTCGGCTTGGCGCATGACGGCTGGCAGATACGGCTTGCCATAATCGCCGTTGCCCTCGCGCGCCCGGACGCCCTCAGCCACCCAATCGCGGAATAGGTTTTCCAGGATCAGCCGGTTGGCCTCTTCGCGTTCGATCTCGCGGGGCCGGAAATAGATTTTGTGGTCCAGCTGGCCGCTGGCCATGTTGCTCTGGCTGCTGTCGCCCAGCACCACGTTGAGCGTGACGTTCTCGCAACGGCCGATCTCGCCGCAAACCTCGCGCTTGAACGGACCGTATTCCTGATTTGGGTGCGCGGCCTGCATCTGGCTGGCCTTGTAGCCCTGCGGCAGCGCGGTGATCATGCGGCGTTGCAGGGCCATCGTTTCGCCCGGCACGACCTCGTTGGTGACGACTGACATTTCCGCGCCGTCATCATCCAGGGCCATGGCGCCCGCCTGCGTCTCCAGCAGCACGGCGAAATCGGCGGCCGTCTCAAGCGCGTCGATGACGGCCTGGGTCGTGCGGCGAAGCGAGGCATACAGCGGCAGGGCGGGCAGGAATTCGGGCAGGCCCCGATGCTGGCCCGGCCGGTCTTGCCGGAACCAGTGGATGACGTACCGGGCATCCCACACATCATATTCCCACGGCAGACCTATGTAACCCGTGGCATACGACCAGTAGCCTGGATGCACGCGCAGGATGTGGTAGCTGACCGGATTGCCGTAGTCATCAAATCGGATGCCGTCCACCGAGGGCACCAGCAGGAGTTGGATATCCACGAAACGGACCTGATCGGCCTCAATGAGCCGCAGATCCAGCTTCACCGGGCCGGGCAGATTCGGGTTTGTGATCTTGCAGGCGAACGCCTCCCCGTCCTGGCGGCGGGCCTTGCGCATGGTCTTGAGTTTGCCCGGCAGATTGATCGCCTGCGTCCAGGTCCAGAATTTCCGCTCCACTTCAGCCCGCTCGTCGGGGCTTAATCGTTCATCGTCGATGTGCAGCCGGGGACCGGTGCCGACAAAATCTGTGGCGATGCTCTCGCCCACGCCCCGGCAGTAGCAGTTGTTGGCCACTTCGTACCGGGCGCGGTTGCGCAGCGTGTATCGGATGCCCGCGTTGCCGGCGGCATCGGCGGCCAGACCATCGGCCGGGGACCAGTGCTGGCGATTGTCGACGGTGGTCAAGGCCGAATCGAAGCGGCCGGTGATCGGAGCGGTGTTGCCCCCGGTGACTTCCGACATGGGACGGCCGCGCACAGCGGTGTCGAGCGAGCCGCCCGAGGCGGCGGCCATCAGCGAACGCAGCTCGCGGTCCTCGCGGTCGGCCTGGGCGTGGCGGTCGGTCTGGCGGGCGTTGTAGGCGGCCAGCACGCGGTCGGCAATTTTGGCGGCGGCGGCCCGCATCTGGCGGGCTCGCTTCCAGGACCGGATTGTCGAGACAGGCCACATGCGGGTTACCTCACAGAGCCATGCGGTTGCAGTTTTTGCGTCAACATGCCGAATCCCCGACGACGCAGCGATTTGCCCGCCTGTTGGAATTTGGCCGCCTCGATCTGCTCTGTGAGGCGGTGTTCCTGGCTGCTGTTGCCATCGATGCTCATGGAGGCAGGCCCGGCGGCGCTGGTTTGCACGGCATCGGAAATGCTCGGTTGTGTTGCCATGCCATACATTTTTGTCGCGCGCGTCGGCAGTGTCAACTGGTTTGTCGGGACCGGCCCGGCAGGATTCCCGTATGCGGGAATTGCACGATTAGATAACTCGGTCGTAAGTCGTTGCTACCAGTGCGCTTAGATGCTATTTGCAAAATTATTTCGGATTTTCCCTAATATGCTTGACTTGTATGTATCGAGCGTATATACTATTGACATGGTGAGAGTGAGAATCAAGGCAATCAAAACAGGAGAATGACGATGAAACGTGAAACAGAATATTATTACTCCGAGTACGCTGGGTGCCGAGGCATCGTCACCCTCAGCGCCCTGACGCGGGATGTCCGGGCGAACGGCGAGCGAATGTGCGATCAGACTGATTTTTGCCCTATTGCCGACGCGTCCGGTGAACTGTTGAGGGACGCGCTTGATGACGGATGCAGCGATAGAGCCGCGAGGGCTGTCCGGCACGAATTGCGGTCGCGCCAGGGGCTATAGCCCGAGCCGCGTGTCCGGGCGGCAGACGGATAGGCCCGGCGCGCGAATGATGCACCTGCGGGAGTCGCAGGCAAACAGGAGAATCGACGTGACCAAACTGGCAAAACTACGCCAGCGGATCGGCATGTCCCAGGCGGACCTGTGCCGCGCCACTGGCATCATGCAGAGCAATCTCTCCCGGTACGAAACGGGCAAACTGCCCCGCGCGTACAGCACCCTCAAAAAGTTGGCGACGGCCCTGGGCGTGACGGTGGAGGAACTTATAAAGTGAAATCCATATCAATACGCCCGTTCCTGAAATGGGTGGGCGGCAAGCGGTCCATCCTGCCGGAACTGATCTCGCGCTTGCCCGCAGCGTATCGCACTTACTGTGAGCCGTTCCTGGGCGGGGCGGCCCTGTTCAACGACAGGCAAACCGTGTCGCTCTTGGCGGCAATCCTCCTGCATATTTCCTCGGTCGTAGGCAGCATCATCGCTCCGTGGTGTGCCATTCATGCCCGCAGTGAACGCATTTCCGCAGCCGGCGGATACCCGCCGAAACCGCGAATGTGGAGGGCGTCTTGAACTGCTGGCCGCCGCACTTGGGGCAGAAGAGCCCCTTGAGCGATGGACCCCCGCCGCCGTCCTGCTCGCGTATCTGCTCGAATGTCCGCGCCGGGCGGCGAGTATGTGTACCTCCGGCCATGTGATCTCCTACGTCTGTTTGCAGACCTCCGCGAATGACCGCCCGCGCCGCCGCTCCGTGGCCTGGCCGGCGGCCTGCTTGCGTGGCTCGCTCGACGCCGGCCGGCAGCCCAGCATGGAGGCGGCGGCCATGCAGCCGACGCAACAATCGAACCAGTGGTTGTCGGGCCGCTTCAAGAGTTGCCGCCACTCGCCCGACGCCGCAATGAAGTACTCGCTCCCCGCCACGTGCGCCGCGAACATGGCGTGATCGTCGCCCCGGCCCGGCAGGCCAAAGATCGTGAGCGAGCCGGGGTCGCCGGGCGACGTGGCAAACGCCTGGTGGAGGTAACTTTTCCAGTGATTCGTGTTGATCCGCACATGCGGATAGTCGTTCGTCCCAGACACCGACGGCTGAAACCAGTTGTCACCGATTCGCCAGCCGGGTTTGCGGACGTACAGCGAGATTGGCTTGTTGCCCACGCGCAGGCCCAGGCCCAGCGCCGCCTGCATGACCGGGCTACTCACCTTCCGGCGGATGGCCTGCACGATCTTTGGTTTGTAGCCACGGTCAACCAGCAGACGCTCGATCTGCATGGGGCTGACGATGCCCGCCGCGTGCTTGGGGTACTCGCGCTTCAGCAGGCCCACCCAGCGCCCGCCCGCGCCCCGGTCGTCGCCGGCCAAGAGCCGCTCCAGGCCCGCGAAGATCGCGCCGTCTTTGCCCGCGCCTTTGAACATGGAGGACATTGTAATCGACGGATCGTTCTGCTGGAACCAGCGGCTGGGTTGTTCCGGGAACGTGCCGTAGTCAATGACCTGGCCGGTGAGGTTCTGTTCCCAGGCACACACAACCCAGTAAAGAATCTCATCATGCACATCGACGTAGGCCGTGAGGTGAACGCAATCGGGCGGCACGTGCCCGCGCGGCAGGCCGCTCAAGCGGGTCAGCAGGATGGCCGGCGTGAGCTTCGTGCCCGGGTCGATGCGTGACAAGGGCGCCTGCTGCATCTCGGCCGCGAACATATCCGGCTCGGTGATCCACATGCTCATGGCGTGATCGACCGCCGACAGGTCCGCCGGATATTTCCGGTGAATCCAAGAGACGACGGCGCCGCAGTCCATGCACCCGGAGCGCCGTGGGCAATCCCCGCAGGGCCGGTCAACATCCAGGAGCGGCTCGCACTCCGGCCGGCAACGGTGGGCGGCGTACAGCGCCCGCGCCTCGTCGGATTGGTTGGCCGTCAGCAGGCTGGCGTACTGTTCCCACCAATCACGGTGCTCGATGCCCCTGTCGGTCTTGTGGCAATGGAGCGGGTAGCGAATCAGCATCGGCACGCGGACGCCGTGCCAGGTTGGGTCTTTGAGGATCTGGTCAACCAGGTCGCCCTCGTTGATGACCGTGCCGGCCAATAGGCCCGCCAGCGGTCTGCCGGGCGGCCCCATCTTGCCGACGGCGCCCTTGAGCAGCCGAAGCCGCTGGCCGGTCTGCGTGTCGCTGGCCGATGCCTCGTCGTTCTGGGGGTCATCGAGCAGCACGCAGTCCGGCCGCATAATACGGCCCCTCGACACCCGCGACTGGCCGCGAATAAATCCGGCCTCCAGGCCGCCGGCCGTGATCGTGGCGCCAGCCGCCGGGCAGCCCGGCACGTCGGCCAGCACTACTTCACCGCTGCCCCACTGTATCCGCGTCGGCTTGCCGTTGAAGGTCTGGCCCTGCTGCTTCCGGGCGTTCCGCTCCAGCGCTTCTATCGGCACGATGACTTCCGGGAAATCCTCCGCCAGCACGGCGTTTGTTTCCACAATGGTTTTCACATCATCCATGATCGCGCCGGCCTTGGGCCCGGTGTCGGCAATGGCGCACAGCCAGCGGGTGTGACCGTACAGCATTGCCCACAGCACCCCCACTTTGACCAGCGCCGTCTTGCCGCCGCCGCGTGGCAGGGCGAACGCCCACAACTCGCCGCGCAGCACGGCCCCCTCGATGCCCGCGACAACCTCCAGGTGATACCGCGCCCAGGGCCAGTGGACGCCCTCCTTGTCGGCGAACAACTCCAGGCAGTACGTCTCGACGAACTTCCGCAAGTCGTGCGCGCACGCCGCCCGCCGGATCGGGTCTTTCGCCGGCCGCATCAGGTGTGCGATGTCTCGGCCGGCGGCCGACTGCGCGGCCATCCGTGCGGCCATATTCAGCTTGTGCCGCTGGTAGGCGGCGGAGTCCTTGCGTTGGTTGGGGGTGGCGGTCATGGTCTGGATTCATCCTCGTGGCATGATGGCCCGCGCCGCGATGTTCTGTACCACGTCAAGGGCGTGCGCGAACTCTGTGTCGATAATGACGGGCGGCGTTTTCATTTCGGCCTGCTCTCCAATTCGATGATCCGCATCACGGCCCGCCTTGCCAGTTCCGCCAGCGGCAGGCCGTCGCCGAACTTCAGCGCCTCCAGGTGTCCCCGAGCCCGCGCCGCGTCGTCACTTTCGCCCGCGGCGGTCGGCTCGTCGTCGGCAGTTTTTGTTTCCGGCGGCGTCAGCCCGCGCAGCGCCAAAAGCTGGCCCTGTATTTTTGCGGCCAGGGCGTTGTCCTTGTCCTGCGCCGCCCGCGAGTAGAGCAGCTCCAGTCGCTCCTCTGCAATCCCGCGATTCAGATCCCGCCCGCCGCTCTCCGTCAGCATTTTCACCGCCCGCCGGTACGCGGCCCGCGCCTGCGGTAAGGTGACTGCCTCTTTTTCGACCAGCGCGGCGGGGATCGCGGCCCGCTGCGAGGCTGGCATAGACAGGAGGTAGGCGACGGCTTTTGAGGTCAGATTGTTCATTTTTCACGAAACAAGTAAAGTTTCTTTGTCTTCCTGCC